GTTAATGACGCAGGACATGATGTAAAGTTTTTTGGAGATGCAGCAAGTGCTTTTATGTTATGGGACGCATCAACAGATGATTTAATCTTAGGAGGTGCAGCTAAATTATATTTATACGATGCAGCTGGTGGTGAACATATTTCTTCTGATGGAACAGATTTAACTATAGCATCAGGAGCTGCTCTTAATTTAACAGCTACAACTGATGTAGTTATTCCAGCAAACGTTGGCATAACTTTTGGTAGCGGTGAAAAGATTGAAGGTGATAGCACAGATTTAACAGTTACTTCTGGAGCTAAAATTAATTTAACAGCAACATCTGATGTACATATTCCAAATAACGTTGGAATTGTATTTGGTGGAGACTCAGAAAAAATAGAAGGTGATGGAACTGATTTAACTATATCAGCTAATAACCTAACAGTAGATGCTGCAGCAGATATTATATTAGACGCTGCTGGCAATAATGTAACATTTAAATCTGGCGGAACTTCAATTTTAGATATTTCTAATAGTTCAAGTGACGCTGTAATCACATCTAGTGTTCAAGATAAAGATATTATATTCAAAGGTGACGATGGTGGAAGTGCAATAACAGCATTAACTTTTGACATGTCCGCTGCAGGTAAGGCAACTTTCAACGATGACGTTGTTGCTTTCTCTGATGCAAGATTAAAGTCAAATATTAAAACTATAGAAAATGGTTTAGATAAAGTATCTAAATTAAGAGGTGTAAGTTTTATTAAAAATGAACATGATAGTATTGGTGTTATTGCTCAAGAAATTCAAAAAGTTATACCTGAAGTTGTAAGCGAAAATGATAAAGATGGTGGAACATATTTAGGAGTTGCTTACGGCAATTTAGTTGGAGTTCTAATTGAAGCAATTAAAGAATTAAAAGATAAAGTAGAAAAATTAGAAAAAAAGGAGAGTTAGTAAATGGCTGTTCCTACATCAAATGTTGGTCTTTCAGATATCGAAGCTGAATTCGGTGGGAGTACTCCTACTGCACTTTCAGAATATTATGCTGGCGCGGGTTTAGTTCCCCCAGGAGCAACTGCACCAGGAGGAAGTATACCTTCATCAGGTACTATAACCATTGGAATTTTTAGAGGAGCTACTGCTGCTACTACATTAGAATATATAGTTGTCGCTGGCGGTGGCGGCGGTGGAGCCGACTATGGAGGAGGCGGAGGAGCGGGAGGCTATCGTTCTTCTGTTGATAGCGAATCCACAGGAGGTGGAGGTACTTTAGAATCTACATTAGGTGTTTCACCAGGAACTTTCCCTGTAACCGTTGGAGGAGGTGGAGCTGGTGGAGCTGAAGGAGCCCCTATTGCAGCTAATGGAGGCGACTCAGCACTTGCAACTGCTTCACCAGGATCACCTAATATTACATCAACAGGTGGAGGTAATGGCGCTGGAGCACCTAATATGGCCACTATGAACACAGGAGGTTCTGGAGGTGGAGCAGGAAATGGTGGACCACAAAGAGATGGTGGTTCAGGTACAGCTAATCAAGGATATGATGGTGGCGCTAACGCGATTACTGGTTCAGCTTCTTCAGGTGGTGCTGGCGGTGGCGGTGGTGCTGCTAGTATTGGAGAAGATGGAAACACGGACGCCCAGCCTGCAGGAGGAGATGGAGGAACTGGAATAACTTCAGGAATTTCAGGCGCTTCTGTAGCAAGAGCTGGCGGCGGAGGAGGTTCAGGTGGAGGTAATCCTGGAGCTGGAAGTGCTGGCGGTGGTAATGGAGCTGCACCAGACGGAGATGGATCTGACGCAACTGACGCCACAGGTAGCGGCGGAGGTGCTGGTGGAAACCACGACCCTGGCGGCGATGGAGGTAATGGTATCGTAATTGTTAGAGCTCCAGGAGGAGAACCTATGTCTGTATCCCCAGGAACTAATTCTGTGGCACCTACTCCAGGCGGAACTGTTGCAACATTTACTGTAGATGGTGTACTAACATTAAACTAAAATATTATGGCGTATTTCGCAGAATTAGAATCAAAAACAGATCCAACAGGTTTTACATCAGACACTCATTTAGTTGTCAAAAACGTAACTGTTGTAGGAGATGATATACCCGCTAATGGTGGAACATTAGGAGATAATGATATGCATGCTGATGGAGAAACCTGGTGTGTTAATTTTTTTGGAGGTGGTTTATTTAAACAAACCTCTCGTAGTGGCAGTTTTAGAAAACGATATGCAGGGAAAGGAATGGTTTATGATCCTACAAAAGATAAATTCATAGGCCAACAACCTTTTGCATCATGGGCATTAGATGCAAATGACGATTGGCAAGCACCTGTTGCTTACCCAATGACAGATCAAAATGAGGCATATACAGGATATAGAGTAAGATGGGACGAAGATAATTTAAGATGGTTAGGAACTAAATATGTAGACTTCTCAAATTACAGATGGGATGCGGATAATAAAAATTGGATAGCTTTATAACCTGTTAAATACAAATAAATGATTGGTGATATAATAGTTATAGACGATATTATTCCTAAAAAATACCAAGACTGTATTCAAAACACTTTCTTTGGTTCTAGCTTTTCTTGGTTTTTTGAACCTGACATAACTTTTATAAATAAACAAATTGATAATTATGGCTTTCATCATACTTTTCAACGTAAAACTGGAGAGGTTAATAGTGAATTTTTAAAGTTTGTGATGCCATTAGTATTTACTGGAGTTGATAAATTAAAGGTAGACTATACTGAAGTAATTCAAGCAAGAGCATTTTTACAAACCCCTAGAGAGGATAAAAAACTTCATAATAAACCTCATGTTGATTTACACTATCCGCACTTAGTTTTTTTGTATTATGTAAATCAAACTGATGGGGATACTTTTATATTTGAAGAAACATCGAAAGATACATTTAATATAAAAAAAGACCATCAATTTAAAATTAAAAAAAGAGTGTCTCCTAAAAAAGGAAGAGGTGTATTTTTTAATGGTGAAAGTTACCATGCGAGTAGCAATCCTACTGGAAACCCTAGATGCGTGATTAATTTTGATTTAAAATAAAGCTATGTTTACAATTGATTTAAATCAATGCTTTTTATTAATATTTACCTATACCTTTATTTGAGCTATAAACATAATATAAAGATAAAAGAATGATGTTAGAAAATTACTACTGGTACTTTAAGTCGGCAGTGCCATCAAGAATTTGTGATGACATTATCAAATACGGTAATCAACTTAAAAAACAAACAGGTTTAACAGGTGAGGATGCGCCTGAAACTTTGAACAAGAAACAAGTTGAAATTATAAAAAAGAAAAGAGACTCCAATATTGTGTGGATGAACGATAGATGGGTTTATAATGAGGTTCAACCATACATATATAAAGCAAATAGTCAAGCTGGATGGAATTTTGAATGGGATTGGTCCGAGGCATGTCAGTTTACAAAATATGAAAAAGGACAACATTATGATTGGCATAGTGATTGTTGGACTAAACCTTATTATGCAAATAATAAAAATGATCCAGCTCATGGTAAAATAAGAAAACTATCTGCAATTGTTAGTTTGACAGATCCTAAAAATTACGAAGGCGGAAAGTTAGAGTTTGATTTTAGAAACTTGGATCCAGACAAACCTAACCAACCTATTAAGTGCACAAAGATATCTGCTAAAGGATCTATCATTGTATTTCCTTCGTTTGTATGGCATAGAGTATGTCCAGTGACAAGTGGAGAAAGAAATAGTTTAGTTATTTGGAGTTTAGGATATCCCTTTAAATAAAATGTCTTTTAAAAAAAACAAATACATAGTTTTAAAATCAGCTATTTCAAGTGAGTTAGCAGATTTTGCATATAAATATTTTTTAAATAAAAGAAAAATGGTGAGATTTTTATTTGATCAAAAGTATATTTCACCTTTTACAGAATACTTGGGCATATGGAATGATCATCAGGTCCCTAACACTTATTCACATTATGCAGATATGGTTATGGAAACTTTGTTACAACACGTAAAGCCAGTTATGGAAAAACATACTGAATTAAAATTATCTGAAACATATTCTTATGCAAGAATTTATAAAACAGGAGATGTTTTAGCTAGACATAAAGATAGATATTCTTGTGAGATATCCACTACACTAAACTTAGGAGGAGATCCTTGGCCAATTTATTTGGATCCAACAGGTAAGAAAGGTCAAGCAGGTATTAAGGTAGATTTAAATCCAGGAGATATGTTAATTTATTCTGGTTGTGATCTAGAACACTGGAGAGATGAGTTTAGAGGCAAAGACTGTGCTCAAGTTTTTTTACATTATAACAACACTGGTTCTAAAAATGCTAAAAAAAACTATTTAGATAGTCGACCTTTATTAGGAGTGCCCTCTTGGTTTAAAAATCACAAACCTAAGAAATGAAAAAAAATTTAGAGGATTACGTATTTGTAATGCCCCTTTTAAATCAAAAACTTTGTAATAAAGTTATTGAAGAATTACAAAATGTTAAATGGAAAATACATACTTTTTATGCACATAGGGATAGAAAATCAGAAACAGTTAGTAATGGTAATGATTTAGATAGTAGTTATGAAGCCATACCCTCTAACCACATTATTATGAAATGTATATGGAAAGCAATTCACAAATATATAGTTGAAAATTTAAAGTTTTCATGGTTCCCTGGATGGGAAGGTTATACAAAGTTAAAATATAATAGGTATAATAAAAATAAATTAATGGCGGAACATTGCGATCATATTCATGATATGTTTGAAGGAAAAGTTAGAGGTATACCTATATTAACAGTTCTTATTTCTTTAAATAATAATTATAAGGGTGGAGAGTTAATCTTCTTTCAAAATAAAGAATATAAACTAAAACCTGGTGAAGTAATAATATTTCCATCTAATTTTCTATATCCACACAAGGTCATGCCAATTACTGAAGGGACTAGATATACTTGTATATCATGGGTATATTAGATTTTTCTAAATATCTAATCGATATAAATAAAGCCACTCAAGAAGAGAGAACAAAAGAACTTTGGGATTTAGAGGGAATTTTAAAAGATAGATTAAATCAAAAACTAAAGTTTGATTTAAGACCTTTAAAAAATGATAGTAAAATAGGTTCTTTTAAAACAAAAGCAGACAAAATGGTTTTCGACATAAAAAATCAGTATATCATAGTAGATATTGAAGAGCTTCACTTATATTTAAAGAAGAATAATGTAAAAAAGGTTTATTTAGAAAGTTTGATATCTGAATTGGATTGGAATATAATACTACCAAAAAATTAAAAAGATTATATAGTGTATAAAATATGCTACAAAAATTAAGATTTCAACCTGGATTCAACAAACAAGTCACAGCAACGGGCGGCGAGGGCCAATGGGTTGGTGGTGATTATGTAAGATTTAGATATGGCTCACCAGAAAAAGTGGGTGGTTGGGCACAGTTAGGAGATATAACTTTAACTGGAAGAACTGTAGCTATGCACCAATTTGTTAATTCAGACGGTATTAAATACTCGGCATTAGGCACAAACAGAATTCTATACGTATATTCAGGAGGGGCTTTTTATGATATAACTCCTCTTAAAAGTACAACAACAATAAGTGGAAGTGCATTTACAACAACGCAAAGCGATGCCACAGTCACGATCACGTTTGGCAGTGCTCACAATATTTCTAAGTACGATATTGTTCTCTTGGATAATTTTAGCTCTGCTACCAATTCTAATTTTAGCTCTTCTGATTTCGATGATTATGTTTTTATGGTGGCAACCGTTCCAAGCTCAACGACTATCACAATTGAAATGGGATCTAATGAATCAGGATCAGGAGCAAGTGGATCAGGAACTATAAGAGTTAAACATTACTATTCAATTGGTCCTGCAGTTGAAGAATCAGCTGCTGGTTGGGGATTAGGATTATGGGGTGGTACTGCTTTAGGTGCAGGATCATCTACTTTAGATGGTGCATTAACTTCAGGATCATCTAGTATTGTATTAGATGATTCAGGATCATTTCCTGCATCAGGAACTGTAGTAATAAATGATGAAAGAATTGCTTATACAACAAACACTTCTGGTACAGATACTTTATCAGGTTTAACTAGAGGATCAGATAATACGACAGCTGCTTCACACTTAGATGCAGCAACGGTTACCAATGCATCGGATTACACTAAATGGGGTGCATCGCAAACAGGAGATATTGTAACTGCTCCTGGAATGTGGTCGCTAGATAATTTTGGTAATAAACTTATTGCAACAATTTCTGATGGTGCAACTTTTGAATGGAACTCTAATGCAACAGGGGCAACATCTACTAGAGCAACAATTGTATCTGGCGCACCAACAGCCACACAATTTACTGTAGTTTCTACACCAGATCGTCACTTAGTTTGTTTTGGTACAGAAACTACAATTGGTACAACATCCACTCAAGACGATATGTATATTCGTTGGTCTTCACAAGAGTCTCTAACTACTTGGACTCCAACTTCGACAAATACCGCAGGTACACAAAGAATTGCAGATGGTACAAGAATTGTTGGAGCAATAAGAGGTAGAGATGTAATTTATATTTGGACAGATACTGCATTATTTATTATGAAATTTGTTGGTCCACCTTTTACTTTCTCATTTCAACAAGTTGGTACAAACTGTGGATTGATTGGACAAAACGCTGCAGTTGAGGTTGATGGATCAGCTTATTGGATGTCAGAAAATGGTTTCTTTAGATACACTGGACAATTACAATCATTACCATGTTTAGTTGAAGACTATGTTTATGATGGATTAGCAGATGTTCCAAGACAACATATATATGCCGGATTAAATAACTTATTTGGTGAAGTGACTTGGTTCTATCCAGGTAGTGGAGCTGCATCTAATAATAGATCAGTTACTTATAATTATATGGATTCAACTGGAGAAAGACCGGTATGGACTACAAGTTCACTTGCAAGATCTACTTGGGCAGATTCAGCTATATTTGGTAAACCTCATGGAACTGAGTATGATTCAAGTGCTACAAGTGATGCAACAGTTGGTAATACAGATGGTGTTACAACTTATTTTGAACATGAAACTGGAACTAATCAAATTAAAGCAGGAACAACAACTGGTATTTCTGCAAGTATAGAATCAGGTGATTTTGATTTAGACCAAAAAGGTTTAGCAGGTGACGGAGAATTTATGTTAAAAATTAGAAGAGTTATACCTGACTTTTTAACTCAAACAGGAGATGCAAGAGTAACATTAAATTTAAAAAATTACCCAACAGATTCACAAGCAAGCTCATCACTTGGACCTTTTACAACTACAACATCTACAACTAAAATAGACACCAGAGCACGTGCGCGTGCTATATCTTTAAAAGTAGATAACACTAGTACTACTCAGCACTGGAAATTAGGTACTTTTAGATTAGATATACAACCAGATGGAAGAAGATAATGGCTAGAATTGTACAATCATTAACACAACCAATTAGAGAATATGATCAACAAATTCAACAATCATTTGTTAGAGATGTTGATAGTATTGTTACAAAATTAAATACATCTTTTCAACAAGATTTAAAAGATGAATCAGAGTCGGAGGCTTTCTTTTTAGCATAATGGCAAATAGTTTCGTAAATAAAAAAGTAGATTTAACAAGCACAAGTGCAACGACATTATATACTGTACCGGCTTATTCAACAGCTGTTATTAAATCCATCCTGGTATCAGATGATTCAGGCAGTGGAGACACTATAACAATTACAATAACCGATACAGATGACGCTGTTTTCAGTCTTTTTAACGTTAAAGCCATATCTTCAAGCGGAACCTCAGAACTGCTATCAGCCCCTATAGTTGCTAAGGAAAGTGAAGTAATTAAGGTGACTGCAGCTACTGCAAACAGATTACATGTCGTACTCTCGGCTTTAGAAATAAAACCAAGAGATGTAACATAAGCTTGATTTACTTGTGAAAAACAAGTAATAATAAATACTCAGGTGAAATCCCTGCCTTTAACAATTAACAAACATTATGATAACAAGAGCACATATGCGAAGACAATTACGAGCTACTGGTGGAATTACTAATGCTAGACAAGGCTATGGCCTTGGTAGCTGGGTAAAAGAACGAATTAGAAAATTAATCCCAAATGAATTAGCAAGTATTGCAAGTAAAGCTGCACCATTTGTTGCACCTTTTAATCCTGGTATTGCAGGATTGATGAGAGGTATAGGAAGATTTGATGAAAGAGGCAGCATGAGTGATGCTCTTAAACAGGGTTTATTAACTACAGGCTTAGGAGCTGGTGCAAGATATTTAGGTGGAGCAGAACAAGTAATGGGAGGTGGACTTGAAGGTGGTTTTACTTCTCCATTAAGCGAAAGCAGAACAGAAGGATTTAGAAATTTATTTAGAGGTAGCGGCGAGACTGAAGCTCCAAGTAAAGGATTACAAAAAAGTACCTATGGTGCAGACCAAGACTTATTGGGGGGAGATAAAATAATACCAGGAGTAGATGTACCAATACCAACTGGCGACTTTTCACTTAAAGGCATTATGGATAAATGGAACAGTATACCCCCAGGAATGCAGACAGCAATTGTTGGTGTTGGTTCTGGTACATTAGCAGGTCTTGCTCAATGGTTTGAAAATCAAATACCACAAGAAGAAGGCGAAGATATAACTGCATATTTAGCAAGAAGAAAAGTAGCTGTTGGAAAATTAATGAGAGAGTATATGGATAGTACTCGTGCTTATGAGGCAGAATGGACATCTATGACAGATGAAGAAAAAAATGAAGAAGTAGCAAACCTTAATTACAATCAAGGTGGCAGAGTAGGATACCAAACAGGTGGTATTAGTATGGGTAATACACTTGCACAAAACATTGCAGCTAACCAAGCGCAAGCAGCTAAAGTCAATCAAATGTTACAAGCAGCGAGAAGCAAGTTACCAGGTGCAGCAGCTCAAGCACCTTCAGGAATAACAACAGTTCCAACATCTCAAGCACAAACGATGGTAGCACCTTCAGCAGGAGCTACAGCAGTTCCAGGTGGCGGTGGACCAATGACGGCATCACCAACTGCAGTGCCTCAACCGATGGCAGCACCAACTGCAGCGCCTCAACCGATGGCAGCACCTCCAAATATTCAGTATCTTTCAGGATCTATGGCACCTCCTTTAGCTCCTCCAGATCCTTTTAAACAATTTGGAGTTACACCGGATCAATACGCACAAATGTCTCCTGGAGATCAGGATAAGCTTTGGAAAAAAATAGATTATATAGATCAATATGGAGGAGAACTTGGAACTACATATAAAATTTTACAAGAAAGAGGAATTGATCCTAGTAAATATATAACTGGAACTTCACCTGTTGGATCACCTACATACAATCGTCTAGGTATAATGGAAGCTAAATTAAGATCAGACATAGATGAGCTATACGGCGACTGGAAAGGTCATGGAAAAACTATAACAGGGCAAGAAACTTTTGATGAGCTTCTTGACCTAGAAGATTATTATACTAAAAACTATGTTTGGCCATATAAATCGGGTGGCAGAGTAGGCTATGCAATAGGTAGCCCTGAAAAACAAATGGAGGCAGGCGCACCACCAATTATTTATGAAGGTAATATGGATCCAAGAGCACAGAATCAACAAGCAGGATTACCATCAATACCAGGACCAATACGAATGGCAAGGGATGGACCAGAATTTGATATGAGACAACGAGGTGGTTTTCAACCACTAGGTAGACAAGAAGGTAAAGATGATGTACCAGCTATGTTAGCCAAGAATGAATTTGTAATGACAGCAGACGCAGTTCGAGCAGCGGGCGGCGGGAGTATTCAAAAAGGAGCACAAAGAATGTACGACACAATGAAAAAATTAGA